TAGGAAAGTCACCTTGCTTTTCTACTATAACTTTAAAGTTACAACCATCAGGACCTAAGTCAAAGATACGAGGACCTAGATCAGCAGCATCTTCACCATCAATCGCACTAGCAATAATTTTATGTAACTGCTTACCATAACGTAAGATCATAACCTTACCATTATTATCAGGATTAACAGGATCGTTTACAACGTAAACATTAGCAAGCCATTTTTCAGAACGAGTAATCTTACTCGCAATAGCTTTCTCAGAATCGTTTCCACGATAAAATTTATAACGAATCTCTGCAATAGGATCTCTATCTCCAGTAGTTTGAGGAGATACAGCACTTACATACTGACCAGTAGCAAAACTATTCCAACCATGCTGCATATAATGATAGAACGTTTTACTAGGATCCTTAGCAAAGGGCAATAACCGTAGCGTATAAGTATTCCCTGGCTCTGTTCTAAGAATATTAGCTACCGTTGACGACGACTTTTCTTCCGAGCTAGCGAGAGCACCGCGTATCGACTCGAACATTGTATTAGTTATATTACTCATACCCCTATTATATAATAGTTCCTATTGTTATCAACTACTTTTTTTTATTTAGCTCTAAATTTCCAAGCTAATGAAACCATACCGGTCAAAGCTAACAATAATGTTATAATTAAAGTTAATTCGTTCATTATATCTCCAATCTGTTCATTATATGTGTAGTTGCGCCTAGATTTTCAATCCTTGATAGTACACATTCATAACTACCAAGCACGTGAACTCTTTTATCGGATGACAAAAGAATTTCTGCACGTTTAGTATCGTGCGGTGCTGATTGTACATACTCAATTCTAGCCAAAGGAATAAGAATTTTATTCTCTGGTTTTTTAATTTCTTCTTCTGGTTTACCCCAATCATTTGGAGGTATTCTATAGCATTCTATAAACATATTCTTTAAAGTAGTGGTCCTTTTTGCTTATTCAAGTACTTTGTAATGTACTTACTCTTAGTAATAGATGGTTCTGTTTCAATAAACCTACTAATAGCAGCAAATTCGCTCTCTTCATTAATTAGACTCATATAAATCTCTCTAAGTCTTTTATTTTCTAAAATTTTTAAAAATACTGTTGGGTAATTCATCTTTTTACCATGTAATAAAGAAACAAAAGTACAGAACGTCAAAAATGCATGATCAAATTCATGGCTTTCTATAGTTTGTGATGGTGATTTTATTGACATATAGGTTCCAGTAGCTTTGTTATATTAATTATGTTGTCATTTAGTAAACATCCAGCTGCATCTTCATGACCGCCACCATCAGCTAGTGTTTCTGCTAGTTTACCCATATGTATATCACAAGATTTAGACTTTCTTATTATACAGGTCTTAGTATTCATATTCATTAAGAAGATAATATCACCATTATTTTCTTCTAAAGCTCTTTCAGCTATTTCATTAGGAGAAAAACTAAAAAATCCACCTAATACGGTGCATTGTTTTCCACTTATCTTAATATTACCTTTAAATAGTTGTTCTTTTTTAAAATACTCTTCAATTTTTCGCTCTACGATTGTAAGAGCATTTTTATGAAATTTATTAAAGCCTTTAAATCCATTTTCAAAGTCAATTAAAAATTTATTAACCCTATCTCCTGTATAATTCCAGAATATTTGATTTAATTTTCTACTATATGGAATAGATAAGGTATAACTATCATAATCATCAACTATTTTTACTAAAAGTTTTTGATAGTCATTTAGTTTTTCTTCAAGCTTTAAAGATCGATATAATAATAAAGTACATGAACTATAATCTTTAACAACAGGCTTAGCTAATGTATATTCATCTAAACGTTCTGCATGTTCTGCATGATGATCAAATACTATAACATTAGGTTGATTAATTAGTGAAATATCATTCTTAATATTTAAATCGCAAATAAAAACTGTATCATAATTATTAAAATCATCTCTTTCTAACCAACCAAGAATATTAGATCTAAATTTTTTCTCAGTTGTAACGCTATATGAAATAGTATCGTTAGGAAATGCTTTTTTAATAGCAAAAAGGCATCCAGCACCATCTAAATCTGCGTCTGTAAATACATGAATTTTGCTCATTTACTGTATTTAGTTCCCTTTTTTAGATACTCAACCTATCAAGAGTATCTGATACATCTCCTAGATCCCCATCATCTTCATTTAACGATTCATCTTCAGTTACAGTAAGAGTTTTATAGTCTATTCTCATCGCATTTTTACCATAATTAGAACCAAATCTATTTTTCATCATATGGAGATTTATAATATCAAGTTCTTTATCTTCATCACTCTGAGTAATACCAATAATAGCATCAGCAGTAGCAGCGAGACCTATACTTTCACCAATTGTTTCTAGCTGCGGTCTATTAGTATCATAACCAGCTCTATTCAATTGAGTAGCAGATATAATAGGACAATCAAACTTATAAGTTAAAGCTCTAACTTCTTCAGCAGCTGATTTTATTCTTTCATATAAATTAGAGTTTAATGACCCTTTCATAAGATTAATATAATCTAAAACTATAGCATCTATTTTTATACCTTTATTAAGTACAGTCTTAATATAACTTGCAAGTCCTTGAGAATTAATAGTATTAGGCGGAAACTCCTTTACTAGTAATTTACCTTTACCGCTCATACCTTTAATACTATGCTTTAGAGTTACAGATTCAGTTCTAAGATTACTAATAGGTATTTTAGTTAGGTCAGAAACTAATCTATGACTATACATTAGTTCGCTCATTTCCAGAGATATAAGTAACACGTTCTTACCCTGACGTTGCATACTAGTAGCTATATTACCTAAAAATATACTCTTACCAACATTAGTCTGACCAGCAAATACATAAAAAGCTCTACCATTAGCTCTAAACCCTCCATCGAGCATTTCATCTAACCAGTTCCAACCAGAAGGTATAACAGGTTCATCAGTATTTAAATCTTTAACGATTTCATTAATATTTTCAAATACATCTAAACCTATATCATCTTGTAAAGATATACGACAATTCTTTTCAAACTTTTCTAAAATATAACCAGTATCAACTTTACCTTTAGTTATGTCTTCAGCTACATCCATCATAGTATGATATATAGCTCGTTCTTTTAAATATCTCTCAGTATTTTCTAAAAGCTCTTCTTTATTAAGAGTTTTATCTATCTCTTTAAAAGATGCTACTACTGCTTGAAATGACTTTTTTACATCTTCATTAACAAGATACGTATTAAGTTCAGTAGCAGAAGGTAAGGTGCCTCTCTTAATATAAAAATTTTTAATTAACGTAAATATTACTTTAATATTTTTATCAGCTATTAAATCAGGCTGAACATGAGTTATAATATCAGCTAAGTATTCTTCATCAGTTAAACTTTTATAAACTAAAACTTTTTCAAAATAATCTAAATTAATTTTTTCCATTATCTACGTTCTATATCTTCCTCAATACATTCTTCACCATATTGTATTTCACAAATTACACACATTCTATTACTAATATTAACTGGTTTATGCCATTTTTCAACTGGTATATTAATATAATCGTTTTTATGATATAAATCACCATTAAGGGACAACGTACCTTCTAAAATAAACCAATGTTCATTTCTTTTAAAATGTCTTTGATCGCTTAGTTCTTTTCCAGGCGCTATATGTAAAGTTTTTATTTTATAATCTTTACCTTCAAATAAAACGTGGTACCAGCCCCATAAAGGTTTAATTACTTTTTCCATTTTTTAATAAAATATTCTTGTCCTTTATAAAATTCTTCATTCGGATTAGTAAGTCCCGGACTAGAATGAATTATAGGTATATCTACTACACCCATTATAACATCATTTTTATTACATTCAAGGCAAAAATCTAAATCATAATAATGAAATTTAGATGGATAGGTTTCATCAAATTTTACCTCTAATGGAAGATCATTAATATTAATGCCAATAAACACCCCATCAATAAGTAAACACCGACTAGGAATATAACCAAACGAAGTATAGTGGTATTTTTCATTTGTTCCATGTGCAACACATCCTCTTTGATCTTTTCGCTCTGACATAAGATGCCATAAAGCTGGGATACCAACCTTACAGGTAGTCGCACCAGCAAGACCAAAAACTGAAAACTTTTCTGAAGCATCAACCAACCGAGTACGGAGATCACCTGTATTAATGATAACATCATCGTGTATAAAAACAGCAATATCAATATTGTTAGATCTAGCATCTCTAAGAAAAGAGTTGTAACATTCTTGCAAACTTTTAGTATTATTTTCTTCATAATGAGTTGGATGGACAACACCATCTACTAAACGTAATGAGTTAGGTAATGATTTATATAATTGTGTATCTTCTTTCTTTCCTTTTGTAGCTGTATAAATCTTAATGCTTTTCATATTCTTTTCGATCATCCATTTCGGGTTTATTGTCTCTATTCCATATCATGCACATAATATTCCAGAGTGCTGCTCCTAAATGATCTTCGCTATTATCTCCTTGAAAATCCTGCATTAGATGCCTCATTGCACTATCATATAATACAGAATGTTTCATACCCTTACGCCAGTTATGCTCACCATATGTAACAGCACCTTGTAAATATCTCATCATTACAGCGTCTAAAGCTTTATGAGGTACTAAGCTCATACGTAACTTACCTTCAGCATTATCGCGTTGAGCTCCAGTTTCGAATTGTCTTGGCTTACCAGTTTGTTTTAATTTATTCATTTATTTTTCTAACAGTTAAAAAATCTATCCATAGGCTTAAAGATATTCTAGCACAAGCATCTACAATACCTATTACGCTATCATAGATATTAGGAAGTCGTTTACTTCTTAATATTTCACCTTCATCTACATCAGGTATTACCTTATGTATAACACATCCTATAAACCTATATCTTTCTTTACATAAGAAAGCTCTTGCTTGCGGATCTTTACCTTTTAGTTCAGGATAATCAACTATATATCCAGGATGACCATTATACACTTCATACTCTTCACATATCTCTTTAGGCAGTATATTTAACCATCCATGAAGAGTTATAAAACAAGTTTTAGGATCCCCAAAGCACTTACGAAGAAACTTTACATCCTTTACCTTATCCTTAATTATATCTACAGTATTATTACATTGCCATATATCAGGATTAATTTTATCCTTATCAACCTGATCATAAAAAATTTGATCTGGAATAAATCCATTCTTCATTAAGGCTACTATCTCAGAGCCAGTTTGTGAAAATAATGCTATATGTCTCATAATGTTAAAAACGGTGAATCGGGTACAAAGCCTTCTACAGATTTAAATCCTTCTTTAGTATATTGATAAATTACTCCCTCAGCTACTTCTTTATAGCCCTCTCCCTTAATAGATGATACGTTAGTTCCTTTATAGAATAAAGTACTCCCTTGACGCGCTATATACAAATTATACGTTCTAGCATTAAAAAGCCATAATGCAAAAGTACCTTTTAAACATTCTAATACATTAGCAATATTAGCTAATTCTTCAGTCTGATCTGTAGAAGGACCAGTCTGGTAGTCATTTTCATCTAATAATGCAGGTATAATACTACTATCTACAATATTATCATGATTAGGTAAATAGTCTTTAATTAATTGTTTATAGTTAGTTAAGACACCATTATGAGCTACCACCCAGTCACCATATATAAAAGGGTGTGAAGTAAAGTGTTCATAATCGCGCTGACTGCTAGTAGGAGCTTGATTATGACCTATATAAATTGTCTCTTTACGAGGTATGTCTTCTTCATTATTCCAATCAACACATCCTTCATATTTAACAACTTCAAATTCTTCTTTATCCTTATTAATCCAAACTATACCAGTCGCAAAATTGCCTCTTTCTCTATTAGCTTGATCTAATATCTCAAAAGTACTAAGATTGTCACTACAATATATACCGCACATACATATATTATAGTAGAAATATGTCAATAATCAATAAATATTATTATGAATTTAAACTCATGGACTACTAGACAATATTTAACTGAAGATACTCATCAATACCTATCTGAGGATGTTATAGAAGAAAGCATTGCAAAGACGCTTAAGCCTGTAATGAATAAGATGAAAAAACTTAATATTGGTTTACCTTATAGAGATGCACGTATATTTTTCTATAATTTTTTAAAGGAAAAGCATCCAGAGCTAGTACCTGATATGGGAAAGAAAAAACCTTCAGCTAAAGAAGTAAATGCTTTGGTTGGTCAAATAGCTATTGATCATCCAGAAAAATTTGAAAAGTTCGGTGAAGAGTTTGATACGTACGCTACTGAAAAAGTTCCAGGAAGTGATGAAGATAGGGTATCACAATTTTTAAGAGTAGCAATGATTCTAAGAACTGGTAAGGGTGTAAGACCTAAAAAAGACGAAGGGTTCAAGAAAAAAGAATACAGTGGTTTAACTGCACAAGAAATTAAGCAAACTACTATGGATGCTGTAAAGAAGGCACCTGTTGACAGAGGTGAAGATGCTGATGTTAAGGATGAAAAATTACTATTAAAAGCATCATTAGCAAAAGTTTTAAATCAAATGGCAGAGACTGATGATATTGATCCGAAAATAATTGCTAATATTACTAACGTTGGTAGCAAGATTGATACAGTTGCTAAGTTTAAAAAATTCTTAGATTATATGCACCAATATGAAGAGTATCATATTGCTGAAGAATATCTACGAGGTATGCTTGAAGTAATTGAAAAAAGCTTAGCCAGTATGGGAAGTGAAGGCGAAGAAGAGTTAGATGATTTTATGACTCATGAACATCCTGAAGAAAATATGCCACCAGAGTATGAGTTTGATGACGATGATATACAATCTATTATGAGTGGTAAGTTTCCTAAATCAAAAGTTAGAAAAGTTACTACTATTGAATTTGAAGATGAAGATGCTGAGATTGATCATAAAAAAGCTGATTTAGATAAAGATGGAAAACTTTCAGAATATGAAAGAAAACGAGGTCAAGCAATAGCTGACGCAATAGAAGATCAAGACGAAGATGATAATGATCAGTATGCTCCAGAAGAAGCACCTGCAGATGATCAAATGGGTGAAATGGAGCCTTTAGATGATGAAGAAGAAGAGGATGATAGAATCTCTTCGTATTTGAAACTTCAAAAAGCTAAAGAAGATATGCCTAAAATTAAAGACGAGGATAAAGATGAGGAAGATGAACAAATAGCACTATCTCCCCAAGAAGTTGCTCGTAGAATGCAAGAACAAAGAAGACAAGAGTTACAAAACTTCTATCGTCAAGAAAGACTTAATCGTTACGGTTATTAGTTTTAATATCTTTGCAGTTTCTATCTAAGTATATTTCGTTAAGTTTATCTTGCTGTATATATTCTAACGGGTCTTTATAACCAGCATCTAAAAAACCTCTTAATCGTAAAGCACTACTTGCAGATTCTGCATCGCAAGGATACTTTCCAGAATAACAAGTATAAGTAAGGCTAAAATCTACACCTAAAGCAACACCTTCTTCTACTATCTCTTTCTTCGACATTTCAATTAGAGGAGCTTTAACTGTTATTCTATTTTCTCGATTCAAAGCAGTTACTTTATTTACCTGCGCTACAAATTCTTCTGAACCGTCCCAATACCCAGCTAGACTATCTGCTTGAGCAGCTCCATACCAAACTTCATCTGCTTTAACTGCTTCAGCATGCGAACATATCATACTTAAAAACATTAGATTACGAAAAGGTACATAAGATTTAGGTTGAGCTTCTCCCATTACTTCTTTAACATTAGGTGTATCTATATCGTCATTAGTTAGAGAAGAAGTAGGTGCTATATTTTTAATAAATTTAGTATCTAATCTTGTATTATAAAACTTAACATTATTAAAATGTTTCTTAACGTTATATAATTGATCTAAAATATTATCTAACTCACGACTATGTCTCTGACCATAATCAAAAGTTACGGTAAATACTTCATCTGCTTCTTTAGCAGCTTTATGTAATAGAACTGCGCTATCCATTCCACCACTTAATGTAACTACTATTTTTTTCATAATTAAATTATATATTTGTTCCAGATTTTTTCAAATACCCAATGAACATATGTCATAATCATAGCCATAGTTAATCCAAATCCTGTTACGTGCCAATCACCGAACCATAACCTTGCAGCTGTAGTATAACATAAAATTGAAAATATTCGCCAGATTATAACTTTTTTAGCCATCAAAGTCTAATTCATTAACCTCATCGGGTATTTCTTCTTCTTCAGTATTATTACCATACTTCCATTCAGATTTAATTTTTTCTTCAATGACCGGAATTATAGTATTATCCCAAAGCTCATCATTATCTTTCCACTTTGAATAGTATCCTAGCTTAGTACCATCCGGTAGTTGATAAGTAGCACCAGTCTGATTAACAGCTCCTAACCCAACTGCAAGATCTAAAAGACCGTAAATTTTATTTAACCCCTTATCAAATGATAGATACATCTCACCTTCAAGATACTGCTTTACAAAACGATTCTTTACCGTTAAAGCTCTAAGAATAACACCTGAATATTTTTTCTGACCTACAGCTAATTTACCATCAGTATTATTATCTTGCTTAACAGGTTTTCGAGCCAACTGAACAGTTACAGAAGGTAGATATACGGCAGCTTTACCTCCGGGCATATCTTTAACTAAAGAAGGAAACATAGCAGCTGGATCTTCAAAAACATGATTAGTAGCAAGTATAGTAGTTTTAGTTAAACCAGCTAACTGAGTACAAGTACGTAATAAAGACTTCATAGCTTTAGCTCTACTACCCATATCAGCACTAACGTTATCTTTATCCATACGATTAATCTGTAGCTGACTTTCCATATTACCAAGAGAGTCTATAGCAATAATAAATTTACCTTCTTGACCTTTCTCTTTTACCTTAGTTAAAAAATCATAAATAGTATTACGGCATTCTTCGATACTAAAAGTAGGTACATATTTTACTTTGCTAGTATCAAGACCAAGGTTAGCAGCTCCGTCACTATCGATAGCATTTTCACTATCAAAAATAACCGGGATCATTCCTTCTTTCTGCGCATTTGCAAGAATTTTTTGAACAATAAATGACTTACCTGTCATACTAGGACCTGCAAACATTGTCATTCTGCTTTTAGGTATACCTCCAAATAATGAACCTGAAATAATTCCATTTAATACCATAGAACCAGTATCAATATAACCATCAACATTACTAAGAGCGCTTTCATTTAAAAATGAAGCATAAGGATTTTTCTTATCAATTACCGATAAAATATCGTCTATATCTTTACTCATACTACTATTATAGTATACTATCTACGGCTTTCAAGTACTTTTTAGCCTCTTTATTATAATCTGATGAGAAGTCTTTTATTTCATTATGACCGGACCACATAAAAGAATCTTTATCAAAATTAGAAGCATTCGCACCACCTTCATCTTTATATTGAAGAGGTATTTTTAATATAACAGGATTAAATTTTTTTACAGCTTCATCAAAAACTATCTCATCTCCATCAGTATGATTTAAATCTATATTATCTTTACAGTATTTTAAAAATAATTTAGTTTTATTTGTTTTTCTAAAAGCTATAAGGCCTCCTGTTTTTAAGGAAACTTCTTTTTTATAAATAGAAAAATTATTATTAAAATCCTTTACTGCTTTATTACTTTGTATATCAGTAACAATACCTATATCTGCATTATGGTTTACTATTTGTTTTTCAAGATCGGATAAATCTTTACGCACAATAGTATCAACGTCACAATATATAAATACATCTTCATCTTCTACAAGATATCTAAAAATAGTATCATATTTTATACCTGTACAGTAAGCAGCTTTTTGTGTTGTAAGACGTTTTATTGGATGATAGTAATTTACGCGTCTGGGTATATGATCATATTTTTCATCTAATACATAATCAGGATCATGAAATATATCGTATGATGTTCTAAGTTTTATATTATCGAACAGGTATCTACAATTCTTAAAGTGTTTTAAATTAGTGTCTTCGGAACCTACAAAACGACATACTATTTTTGTTGCTGGTGAATTTTTATTTAAAGAGTAAGCAAATGCGTTGAAAGTTTTTAGATATTTTTCATCACTAGTGCATACAATAATCATAATTTATTATTTGTTTCAACTAAAAGTTTTTTTATTTTTACAGAGATATAATTACTCTTCCATTTATACTCTTCTAAAAAATTCTTCCATAAAATAATAATGTCTCTAATTTTTTCTAAATTCTCACTATTAAGTTTATCTTTAGTAACTTCACCGTACTTAATTGCTCTTTTAAATGCGTTACCAATAATATCTAAATCAGTAAGATCAGAGACTTCACCAGCTGGCTTTTCAGGCTCATAAACTTGTTTATTTTCTAGATCTTCTATTTTAGTCTTTAGTTCGTTTATCTTTTCTTTTAAATCATTTATTTCAGCATCTTTACCCGTTACAATATTATGAATAACTTGGTTAGCTTCTCTTCTTACTTGTTCATTTATTTCAGCTCGTGCAGCTTCAATAGATTGTTCGTTCTGCTTAGCAAAATATGAAGTATTATCTGTAGGAGGTCGCCAAGATTTTGCTGCATTATTAGGTAAAGATTCCCATTCACTCATAGAAATATTTATTATAAAGAAAAAAAAAGCCAACTATCAGTTGGCTCTTAGTCGAAAGATAAGAGAGGAGCGACCTCTCCGAGCTTTCTAGATATACAGCGGGATTTACTCTTTACCCACATCGCCTGAGCTGCAACGCCCTGCAGCTAACCTTATAGTAGTT